GGGTCTATCAAACCGCAAAATTTTTCTAGGCACTATTCTCAGATGTTTGTTACACGTGTTACATCGTCCATACTTTCAAATCTATAAAGCCAGTCAAAGCGGCAAATTATAGCGTATGTAACAAGATGCGCTAATGTAACAAAAGCTGGTTTGTTACATCACCAATGCCATTAATTAGCCGCAAGGAGGCTGCTGAACAGCTAGGGGTCACAGTCCATTCGATATATATGTCCATCAAGAGAGGGAAGCTCACAGCGATGGAGGACGCAAATGGGAATATATTGATTAACAGCGATACGATGCGTGAAGAATTAAAGAAAAAATCAGCAGGCCAGAGGATGGAAAGGGTAGATGCCCCAAATAAAAAGCCTAAAAAAGTAAGAAATAGTATTACAAGTGAGTCAATTCCTGAATATGAAGAGAGCAGGGCAAGAACAGAGCATTTAAAAGCTGAATTATTGGAGTTAGAACGGAAAGCGAAGGAAAAAGATTTAGTTCCGATGACTGAAGTGCAATCTACCTGGGAAAATATCGTCACTACAGCTCGCACCAAGTTATTAGGTGTGCCAACAAAGGCAAAGCAAAGGATTCCTGATTTAGATACGAATGCAATGGCTCATTTAGATGACATTATTCGTGAAGCGTTGGAGGAATTGGCTGTAGCATGACGGATATTAAGAAATGGATTGATGAAAGAGGTTTCCAGAAGGGGGATTATCTTGGTGATTTATGTAGAAATAATCACGAATATTTAGATACGGGTAAATCAATTAGAGGCAAAAGAACGGTTAGGAAAGGTAGTAAATCTGGTAAAGAACAAAAGAATGGAAAATGTATTTGTTGTACTAAAGTTGGAAGCGACAAACATTATTTAAGTCATAAAGAAGAGAAGAAAAACTACCATAAAAAAAATAGAGAAGATATTTCAAGGAAAAACAAGGAAAGACATCGTTTAAATATGCTTGATCCAGTGTATAGAGAAAACATAATCGAATATAAAAGAAAGAGAAGAAGAGAACAAGGTTGCGAACTAAGAGAAAATATGGCGATGTGGGGTGTTCGTAGAAGAGCTAAAAAAAACCCAACAGTATTAGATCTTGTAGAAGCGGAACAGAAAAGATATTGGAAAGAACAATCTGCAACGCCTGAAGGAAAAGAAGAAATAAAAGAAAAAATAAGAAGAAAAACAAATCACATTTATGCAACATCTTTCAGGAATAAAACTATGCACAAAGAGAAGCGTCAACGCCGTAAGGCTTTAGAAAGGGGAAATTATGCAGAGAAAATATCAACTCAACAATTGATTAATAGATTTGCTTTATTTAATAATTGTTGCGCTTATTGTGGAAGTTATGAAGGTTCAGATATTCAACAAGAACATGTAATTTGCCATTCCAAAGGAGGGCCACATTGTTTGGCTAATATTGTTCCTGCTTGTGCTTCATGTAATAAAGATAAGCGCACTAAAGATATGGAGACATGGTACAAAGAACAATCTTTTTATTCAAAAGAGAAGTTGGCAAAAATTAAGTGGGTTTTAGCTCTTACTCCTTACCCGACCGAACAAACAGAGATGTTTCATGATTGGCAAATCCAATGAGTGCAATTCTTGAATTAGAAAAGAAAGCATTTGCAGCATTCAAGCCACCTAAGAAGTTAACTCTTAGTGAGTGGGCAGATGAATATGCATATTTGAGTGCGGAATCAAGTGCTGAAGGTGGAAGATGGAGGACATTGCCGTACCAGAAAGGGATTATGGATGCAATTACTGATCCTGATATTGAACAAGTTACGGTAATGAAGTCAGCTAGGGTTGGATATTCTAAGATCTTAAATCACATTATTGCGTATCATATTCATCAAGATCCATGCAGCATTATGGTGGTGCAGCCAACAATACAGGATGCGACTGGTTATAGCAAGGAAGAAGTCGCACCAATGATTCGGGACACTAATTGTTTACAAGGTTTAGTGAGTGATGCGAAATCAAAAGATTCAACTAATACGTTACTTCAGAAACAATATCCTGGTGGGACATTATCTTTGGTAGGAGCAAACTCGGCTACAGGCTTCAGGAGGGTAAGTAGAAGAATAGTCCTGTTCGATGAAACGGATGGTTACCCACCTTCTGCTGGTAGTGAAGGAGATCAAATTAAGCTTGGTATTAAGAGGACGGAATATTTTTGGAACAGGAAAATAGTTGCTGGGAGTACGCCGACAATTAAAGATTTCAGCAGGATAGAAAAATTATTCAATCAGACAGACCAGAAACGGTATTACGTCCCATGCCCAGACTGCGGTCATATGCAGTATTTGAAATGGCCTAATATTCGTTGGCAAAATAATGATCCTGATACTGCTGCTTACGCATGTGAAGAATGTGGCGTTTTAATACCGCATAACAAGAAGAGGTGGATGGTAGAGCGTGGTGAGTGGAGATCGACTCATCCTGGTAATGGTAAGCATGTTGGATTTCATATTTGGGCTGCTTATTCCTATTCACCAAATGCAAGCTGGTCGAATTTAGTTGAAGAATTTTTAGAAAGCAAACAAGATCCAGAACAATTAAAAACGTGGATCAATACGACATTAGGAGAGACATGGGAAGACGAATACGCTTCTAAGGTTGGAGCGGAAGCTCTTATGGAACGTGCGGCAGAGGCTAAGTATGAGAAAGGAGTCCCACCAGAAGAAGCATTAGTTTTATGTATGGGGTGTGACGTGCAGGATGATCGTTTGTCGATGTCGGTTTTTGGTTTTGGAAGGAATGAGGAGATGTTCCTTGTGGATAGGAAAGTTATTTATGGATCTCCTGCAAGAGCAGATTTATGGAAGCAGATGGATGAAGTTTTACTGAGTAGTTATAAATGTCAGGATGGTTATGAATTAAAGATTGAAAATGCAGCGATAGATACTGGAGGTCATTACACGCAAGAGGTATATCAGTATGTTCGAGAACGATCTCATTTAGGTTTGATCGGCATTAAAGGTATAGGTCTAAAAGGTAAACCACCGTTAGGTAAACCAACAACGCAAGATATAAACTTTTCTGGAAAGGCATTAAAACGAGGGGTGAAATTATTTCCTGTTGGAGTTGATGTTATAAAAACAACTTTGCATAATAAATTGAGAGATGCAGAAGTAGGTGAAGGGTATATTCACTTTTTTCCAACAATTACACAAGATTATTTTGAAGAATTAACTGCTGAACGACAGGTATTACGATATAAAAATGGTTATCAGGAAAGAATTTGGGTAAAAAAAAGTTCAGCAAGAAACGAAGCATTAGATGAAGCAGTGTATTCGTGGGCAGCGTTTCAGAGGTTTCAACAAAGATATGATCGAAGAACAATGTGGGATCAATTAGAGAAAAGGAGAAAACCAAAGGAGCCTAAGCAGGAGGTTCCGCTAAGATCGAAGGGAACTAAATCTGCTAATCGGCAAAACTTTGTCGGTAATTGGTAAAAAAAGTGACTATTCCTAAACAAATTAGGGCAGGAGACATTGTTCAGTGGAGAGATAACTCTACGACTGATGTTTTCGGTGAACCTATTAGCAGTCCTGACTGGACTGTTACTTATTACCTAAGAACCAATACTTCTTCGGAAGGATCGACTGTTAGCAGCACTGCTTATACAGACGGCTGGCAATTTACAATTTCTTCTTCGACTACAGCTAATTTCGATGCTGGAGATTGGTATTTTCAAGCGGTTGCAGATAAGTCTGGAGCAGAAAAACAGACGATAGCTACTGGTCGTTTTGAAGTTTTAGCTGCTTTAAGCTATTCGGGTACACCTGCTGCTTATGACGGAAGGAGCCAAATCAACAAGGATCTCGATTTAGTAGAGGCTGCAATTCGAGCTTTATTGAATAATGGTGTCGTTCAGGAATATAAAATAGGGAATAGAACAGCTAAAAAGTATGATTTAAGCGAACTTTTAGTGCTAAAAGCAGCTTTAAAGGCAGAATTAGTAAGAGAACAAAAAGCAGAAAAGATTGCTAATGGTCTTGGCAATCCTCATGCTGTTCACGTTCGTTTCGGAGCTTAAAAATGGGAGTCATTAATGCGTGGAAAGGATTTTGGACTTCTGGGGATGGCTCCAACCAATCTGCTGTTTCAGACATCGTTAAACCAAAGAGACAAGTTAGGTCTTATCAGGGAGCGTTGATTTCAAGGCTTACTTCTGACTGGATGAGTAGTCAAAGTAGTGCTGATGCTGAGATCAAGGCAAGTCTTAGAAAATTAAGGGATAGGTCACGAGAACTCGTTAGGAATAATCCATACGCAAAACAAGCGAAAAGGACAACGCAGATTAATACAGTTGGAACTGGAATGAAGTTCCAGTCTGATGTCACTCAGTTAAGAGGTAATAGGAAAGATAGAAGAATCAATGGAATGATCGAAGCGAGATGGAAGGATTGGTGTAGGGCAGAGAACTGTGATGCTGCTGGTAAATATAATTTTCAGCAACTCGAATGGTTGGCTGCTGGTGCATTACCTGAATCGGGTGAGGCGATCTTTAGGATTATTAGAAAACCTTTAGGTAGTTCTGTTGTGCCATTGGCATTACAGATGATTGAGAGTGATTTGTTGGATGAGGAATATGACGGTAAGACGTTGAGCAAGAATAATGAATGGAGAAATGGAGTTGAAGTAAACGAGTGGGGGAGAGCAGTTCGATATGCAATTTTGACTAAGCATCCAGGCGATGCAATTTATATTTCTTCAATAACCGATAACAGGAAGCATGTTTTCCTTCCTGCTGAAGATATTATTCATTTATTTCTCCCTGAAAGGCCAGGTCAGAACAGGGGTGTGCCTTGGTTCCATAGTGTCATGGCAGACATGCACCAATTGCAAGGCTACGAAGAAGCTGCGGTTATCAGGGCAAGGGCTGGCGCAAGCATCATGGGCTTTGTGACCAATAATTCTGGAGAGGTAATTGGTGATGAAGTAGAAGCTAATCAGAGAGTTCAATCTTTTGAGCCTGGTACTTTTCGTTACCTTGCTCCAGACGAAAATATAACGGTTCCAGATATTGATTATCCAAGTCAGCAGTATGAGATGTTCGTTAAAAATAAGGTTCGTCGATTTGCAAGTGGCTTTGGATGTTCCTTTGAAACAGTTAGTAGAGATTTCAGTGAGACAAACTATTCAAGTTCAAGATTGAGTTTGTTGGAAGATAGAGAACATTGGAGAGTTGTTCAGAAATATTTGATTGATAATTTCCATTATCGGATCTTTAAGGAATGGCTGTCTTTGGCTTCTTTGTCTGGTGATCTTGATTTTATTGATTATGCAGCGAGGCCAGAAAGATATTGTCAGCCAAGATGGACACCACCAGCACAACACTTTGTTGATCCGTTGAAGGAGGTAAAAGCTTATAGGGAAGCAGAGCAAGCTGGCTACATGACTAAATCTCAAGTGATTGCTGCTTCTAATGGCGGTGATTATGACGATATAGTTGCTGAGTTAGCGAGAGAGAAGGAGGTAGCAGAGGAAGC